AAACCAATCATGGTCTCGATCACTTTTGTGTTCGCTAGGCCCAAAGGTCACTACCGCACAAACGGCGAACTTAAAGCAAAAGCTCCTAGGCATTGCACCGCACGCATTGGCGACACAGACAAGCTTTGTCGGAGTGTTTTAGATGCCCTTTCAGGCGCAGTGTTTTCAGACGATTCTCAAGTAATTAACTTAACTGCAGAAAAACGTTATGCAATCAGAAACGAACAACCTTCCGCAATCATTACCATCGCTGCAATTTCCTAATCTTGGCAATGTCATCACAACTGATGACGTAAGTCAAAAAGGGACTGGTAGCTACAAGGCTGATTATGTGAATTGGTGCCGTACTATGCACCTGCTACATGATCACGCCCCAGGCTGGCAATTTTGCCTTGCTTATTACGTTGACAACAGTCACGTCTGGAAAGCACCTAACGGTACTGCTTATGTCGTCGGCTATTTCACTGGCCCAAATAGTGAACGAACGCCTGATTTCCCTCAGGCAATCATGGACAATCGCAACAACGCGATTGCTTATGAAAAGGTTAGCGCCCGTGATTTGACAGACAGTCATCGACGTTGTTTATGTACTGCTGCTGCTGCACAGTTTGGTCTTGCATGGCAGCTATGGGCACGGGAAGACGTTGAGAATCCACATCGTGGAGAATCAACAGCGGCTGCTAAACCTGCAGCAAAGATCGAAGGCATTGCCGACAAAGATCAATTTCTACCAAAGGAAGATCGCGATCAATGCCTTGGTCTTATTAAAGAACTAACTCCTGACAACCTTGCTCGATTTTGTTCGGACTTTCGACGGGACTTTAATCTCGGGCCTAACGACAAAATTGCCCCAGTCTTAACGGCCAACGTCATCAAGACTGGATGAACGCTAATCTCAAAAATTATGTCTAATGAAGAAAAAACGCAACAAGCTGAAAGAGATGAACATCGCAGTCATCTCCATTTCCAATGTCGGCTGGACACTGATCTAGCCATGGCACTCCGACACTTCATGAAGTCTCGGGGTTACAACGCAAATCAAGCGTTAACCATCATCGTTTCTCAATTCTTCAAAGGCATCAAACACAATGGCTGATTTCGCTCCCGACGCATTCACACTTTGGTTTAACTGCAACCAAGACAAAAAAACTGATGGTGCTTATTGGGCTTCATCTGAAGTACCTGTGGCTGAACTACGCAAGTTAGTTGAATGGGTCAAGACTGCAGAACGCACCGAAAACCAAAAAGGGGAAGAGTGCGTAAAACTTCGCGCTAACCTTCACCCTCGCGTTAGCAAAGCAGGTAACGACTTCTTGCTGATGGCAATCTCAGATCAAAAGCCACCACAAGCAGAAGCTGATTTTTGATTCATTCAAGGGCACGGCTAACCACCGTGCCTATTCTTTTGATATGAAGCCAACCATTGAGCAGGTCCAAAAAGATGGCAAGTTGGTGTGGCGCGTAGAAGCTGCTGGGGTTGTTCGATACCACGAACAAGATTGGCAAGCGCAATGGCTTTACAGCTATCTAATGCGCCTCTATAACTGCGACGAGATCAATCCTCAGTAACTGAGTCATGGCCCCAGTCAACGTGAATTGGACAAGCACACCTCACGTAACGATTGAAAAGGCACGTCAAAGAGTACGGGACACGCTGCACGAATCCAACCCAAAACTAACTACGTTAGAAAAATCTCTTAGGGCTTCTGCTCTCCGCCAGAGAGTACAGCCTCTAGTAAAGAAATCTGACCTATAGCTTGCTTAAGGAGCTTTCCTTGGTGCCATTGCTGACGGGCCATGGCTACGCAAAGCTGAGACAAAACATCAACGTTGTCACAGTCTTCTATAGATCTAATCGATCGCTCAAGGGTTAGTTCTTCTTCCAGGCTCGGTTTGACTACCATCCAGTCGAAACTGTTCAAGGGCGCGTTTTTCGGAAGCATAAGGTTCCTCCAACCGTATGTAATCACCTATAGCGGGGAATAACCAGTCCTGCATTGCTAAACAAGCTTCCCAGTTCAACGGGTGCATACATGAGACGACCACGGTGTAAAAAAACGCGCTGATATAAGACCAGTTCATCGATCAACGAAAATACCCCAACCAGATGCTTCACCCTCGATCAAAAATCGTTGATAAAACTCAGGCCGCGACATCTTGATCAGTTCACCTGATCTCTTGGGGTTATGGCCGCCAGTCTCCATATATGGCTTGCCCATCGGATCCATGGCAATAAATTCGTCCGTGTTATACCCGACGATCACGCTCCAATGACCACATCCTTCACTGTCACAAACAGCAGGCTGGCCTTCAGCAAAATTTCCACGGTGAAGCCAACCAACCATTAGCGGTCTTCCAGCATCGATCTCAATCTCGATGTCCTCCACTCTTATGTTCTTGCGAAACTCAGCATCCAGGCCAAGAGCCCTCAACGCAGACACTTGAGAATGAACCTCAGTAGTGTCGCCAAACTTTCGGCGCACTTGTCGATACTCGTCTAAACCATTAGTGGCATGGTGGAACGCAGCAACCATGGCAGCTGCTGCATCAAAGCACTCTCGGTAGCCGTAGCCAGTCTGGCTATCTAACTGGCTGTAGTACGGAACGCCATAAACCTGTTCGCTGCGACCCGTCGTCTTCCAGGTCTGGAACCATTCCGCTTCTTCGTTCAACAACTCTTGATCAAGCAGCGAGTCCTCTAACTGCTTAATCGCTGCCATCTGGTGCGGTGTTTCTCTAAACCACTTGAAGAAAGGCAGCAGGCTCAACACAACGCTCGACAGCAAAACTACTTGGATGATGCCGGAGAACATGGCGTGTGCCTAGCTGCAAAACCGCTCATAAACATTGCGCCGCTACCAAACACGACAATCGAAACGCTGATCACGACAGCTAACACAGATGGCATGAAACTACTTCTCTACCCTTTCAGACGGAAATAGCAGGTTCTTGAGATAGGTGCAGGCCACATCGTCTAGCTCGTTATCAGTCTGTTCGCTGATCTTGACCAGACAGTCAAGCAGTAACTGTTTTACGGCCTTTGATTTGATGAATCCAAACAGAATTGGCTTTAGTAGTAAAACCATGAGATCACTGTGTGTGCAAAAAGTCTAATTCCTGTTGGCGTGTCCCTCAAGCCTCGCTACATCTTGTTCCAGCGTTGATATGCGGGCGAACAATTCCTGGTCTCGAACGCGCAGGTCAGCGTGGAGCACGTCCATCCGTGACGCTAAATTGTCTACAGCACTTGTGAGGCGCACCAGGGAATCACGTCCATGCTGGTTTTCGCGGTTGGCTCCTTTGATGCCAGAAGCCGCTACGCCTATTGACGCCCCAGCAACAGCAGCCCAGATTTCAACCACCATTCGACCAATAGCGTGAACTCATCATGGCAGAAGAACAGATTAAGCAAGAGCAAGAGCCAGAATCAACGCCATTGGCGGATTTTGTAAAACTTGCTGTTCTTACGTGGTCGATTGCAATGCTGACCCTTAATTACTTGGGTCACGTCAAAGCCATGGATCCAACTTTCCCCGCAAGTTTGTTGACTGGGACGTTGAGTTCCGTAGGGGTCAACATCAAACGCCAAAATGGCAAGAAGAAAGAAGACCCTACAATCAAGGAAACAACTACGTCCAAGCCAAAATGAGACGTTTTTTCTTTGTATCCTGTCTAACATTTTTTGCCGCAAGTCCTGCGTTAGCTGACATTAATCATGTCTTGACGCAATCAGCTCAGATCAGCATTGATCAGGCTTACAGCTCAGCCAAACGAATCGGTTCTACCTACAGCGCATCAGGCTCAAATGTGACCCCAAGCGTTACCAGTGGAAGCACCACAACCAGCGGGGCCATTGGCGGTCTGAATCTTGGCAGCCTGACTAGTGGCGTTCCAGCCATGGTTGACACAAATTTTGCGGTGACTACCGCCGGTTCGGCTTTCTCATTCAGTGAGTCAGCAGTGATTGGCGACACGATAAGTTCAGCCACTGAGGTGACTGCCACCACTGGCACCGTTGATGACCTGCCGACATACGGCGAAGTTGTGACTGGTTCTGGAGGCGTAAAATCGACCTTAGCTGCGACGGCTCTTTCAAGCGGCATCATGTCGGTTACGGCAGGTGCAGCAGGTACAAGTGCAATCCTGTCCAACAAGATGTCACTTGAAATTGATTAGGTCTTGGCTGCTGGTTTTGTTGTTGCCTAGCTCTGCTTTGGCCGC